TTCTTAGGTTTAGTACCACCGCCTCTGCGTGGAGTTTTGCCTGCTGCCATTTTATGTTTCCTCTTGGTTGGTTGTAAAATTAAATACCTTATCAGTATTTACGGTTAAAAAGGTTAATTGGAAGCTACCTTAAGGTGTATCACTTACAATATCTGCCGCTGTCATGTTGTACATCTGAAATATGCAATTAGCTTCTGTTCCATTATCCTGCAAATACGGGAACGTATCACCGTCTCCCATACGCCACCAGTGCTTAGGTTGTACAGTTAGTGTGGACAAGTCAAAAGGTGAGCCGCTGTTGTAGATATCACTGACGTTTGCGCTTTGGTCACTGTTAAATATTGCTAACTCATCAACTCTACAACCTCTCATATAATTACCACTTGTAAACCTACCAACCCTTAAATTATCATCGTCAACGCTGCCAGTGTATCCATAATTTACGTGCGAGTTATTTCTCGTAGGAAGTGACCCATCTATATAAATTTTAAACCTATTATAATATGAATTCAATGATGAGCTACTTGCTCCCGTTGTGCCACCGTCATAAGTTACTAATATATGATGCCATACACCAGAAGTTAAACTTCCATAGTTTGTCTGCATCCTTAAGCAGTTATTGTTTGAGCCGTACCTTAACCGCAACGCCTTATTACCACTGTTATTCAATTGCATCAACTGGATATACCCTCCGTTATTTGCGTCATTATCGCCAAAGTAAAAGATAGTCTGCCCTTGCGAGTTAGTACTGGGTTTGAACCATAGAGAAACACTCCAAGCATCACTTGAGCCTGAACCATTACCAGTACGGCCTAATATACTTGCCAATAAACCAGCATTAGCGCCTAAGTAATCTTGGTTGTCAAACTTAACACTTTTAGTGTTGGCAAATGGGGGTGTGCTAACAGTTAATACTATTGTTTCGCTATCCTCACCATTATAGTTGATTGCCTTAACAGGGATGTTATATGTTCCTGCCGTCAAGCTAGATCCACCAAGTATTTTGCGTCTATTCTCGCTTGAAACAACCACGCCTGAGACAGCGGAAGTATCCCACTCATATTCTGTGCCGTAATTATCTGTCAACTCATAGTTTAATGTCTGACCTTCAACTAAACTAACAGCTAGTGAGCTTGTGATAACTGGTACGTTGCCCGTAGGTGTGCCTGTGTTTTGTACTAACGCGTTTATTGAATTAACCTTATCTGCCGTTGTTCCTGTTAATAAAACAGCATTAATACTTACGGTTGCCGCTGATACTTCTACCTGTATCTTTTTACTATCTTTTAGTAAAACTCTTATAGTACCGTTAAAATCATAAGCTTGCAGCGTGTTGATACCGTAGGTGTTAATTGTGCTTGCGTTTATGCCTTCTTTTATTATTACCTGTGTACCTGTGTTGTCTAAGCTAAAATCTAAATCTTTAGTGTTTGTGTGGTGATTGCTGTACGGCAAAGAATAATAATAACCTGCTGCTACATGTACATTCGTATACGTAGTATCTATATACCGACAATCGCCTATGGTTACTTTTATATTATCCAAATCACAAAGCATACCAATTGCATAATCTTGCTTTTTAAACCCTACATTATCAATATTGATTAGATTTTTACCGTAATCTCCGCCTATATTATCTAACTCCGAGCCTATAGTAAGACCTGCTGAAACACCAATTGCACCTGTACCAGTATTGTAAACCTCGACACCTAGAACATCTAATATGTAACTTCTATCTGCTCTAGCTGTATCTCCGCTAATTTGTATGCTGGCATCAGCATCACCAGCATTGCCTATGCCATTATATGCAGTTCTATTATTGTTTGTTAAATCTAAGTCTCTAAACCTAGTATCTGAAACATGCCAAGCCATAACAGCAGCATTCCAGTTACCCTCAACAACATTTAGCGAAATTAAATTGTTAATACCACCTATACATAATATGCCGTTGTTTGCGTTGTATGTACTAGCATTGTTGTACACCTTAAAGTTTTCGCAGCCGTTATTAGCATCATAAGAACTACTAGCTAAATAGATGCCTGACTCAATATTGTTAAATGACCTGTTACGGGATACAAAACCATATCCGTTAATACCACAGTCCTGCAAGCGTATTCCGCGCAAGTTGTTTGACACTGAGTTGCTGGTGATTTCAACTTGAGGACATTCTTCAATTCTTATAGCACCACCGTTACTTGCGTTATTGCTTGAATAAAAAGACTGTAGTTCTGTCTGTGTTGAGTCATAACCAAGGACTCCACTAACAACACTAGATACCAGTGTATTTAATTGTGTGCCATTCCATCCGTTGTACTTAAACTCACAATCTTTAACAACTACATTTGAAGGTTTTTTAACATAAACACCGTAACCACCAGCGTTCTCTATACCTATATTGTCAAACCTAAACTCTTGAGTGTAATCAGTTCCGTTAAAATAAAACAAAGTACCATTAGTTGAGCTATAACTCGCATACTTAATTACAGCGTTTTCATTACCGTAAAAAAATAAACCATGAGGTAATGTATAAGCATCCGTTGAGCTATTGATAACTGTAATAGTACCTTTGATAGATATACTATCGCCCTCTGAGGATGCGGCTATTGCGTCCGTTAAATTGTTAAACGGGTGTACATTTGAACCTGTTCTGGTTGTACCTGTGTAATTAGCATCAACGTATAAGTCATACTGAGCTAATGCACTATTTTCAATATCTGCAAGTCTTGCGTTGGGGTCTGTTATAACGCTCCAAGTTTGTGAGCTATGGGTAAACTTAACTTGGTCATTAACGTTCAAATCATAACTAATACCGCTTAGCACCTGCGTACCTGAAACAGTTACGAAATACCAGTCACCATTTATAAAACCACTTAAATCTGTTGTAATATCTGGCGTGTTATTACTTGCATCATAACTACCTAAATACCCAACATTTACATCGTTAGGTGCTGCAACATTACCATTTAAAGTTATGTAATCTGCTGTGTCAATGGCAGATGAAAAAGTATTACCATCTCTATCCTCAAACTCACTGTAATGTATATTACTGAACTCGAAGAATTCTTCACCAGATAGTGCTGAACGTATATCGTTCTTGATGTTTATGTAATCGCCAACAGCTGTAGCGGATAAGCAAGCGTTGAAATATGCTGGTACGGATGAACCTTCAAAGTTAATGCAGTTGGCTTCTTCATTCCTAACTATACGTATCATTAGGTAATCTCCTTGAAAACTTTAATTACACTACCAGAATTAACTAAAAACCCATTAGTAGATAGCCTAACCTGTAGAGATATAGGGTTTTGTACTGTATTCAGATCCCCCATATAAATAAAATCTGTTGTTAAGCTGAATTGGTAGAATTTACCACTTCCGTTATCTAACCGCCCAATCGTACTACTTAGGTGGTAAGTGTTAATCCCAGCACCTAGTTCATATCGGAATTCAAGAACAGCGTTGTTAGTATTAGGATTAACTTTGAAATCGTTTCTTACAATAAAACTATCACCTAGTGATAAACTTGTGGGGTCTATTCTGCCTTGACTATCCATCAGTTCAGGTACACCTGTAGGTGCATAAGTCTTATTAGTGAAGGCACCTAATCCATCATTGGGTATGGTAGTCCAAGTATCAGCTATTAAGTTTAAGGGTGTTGCTGTAGTAGAGGTGTCATTGTAATCTATGAATCCATCTACCGAGTTTGTGGAGGATATGACATCATTAAGCTTAGCTCTTACACTAGCACCAGATTCTCCATTAAGGATAGGATCAATTGGCATTTAATATAACCTTTTACTCTTTAGGTTTAGAATAATCTGAAGTTTACGAATTTAGAATTAGTAATGAAAATATTAGAAGCGCCATCCGTATTAGCTACCCAAAGAGAAATACCTTTTCCAGGCTCTAATACGAAGATCCCTACTAAGGGTACTGAGGTAGGTTGGGTGTTCTCAGTACCATTCTCGGTGATAATAGATTGTATGTCGTCGGGATTATTATCATACACGACCCTAGCAGCTAAGTAGTCAGCACCCCCGCCTTGTTTCTCCATAGTGACAAAACCGTTAACATCTAAAGTTACAACCTGTTCAGTGGCATTAATAACATCACCATCAGGTGTGACAGTTAATCTACTATCTGCAGTGTATAACCAACTGCCTTGATTTATCTTATAGAAGTCACCGTTATTGTTAGGTATAGTAACTGTGAGAGGCAACTCTAAAGGGTCTACATAGGGGTTGGCTGCTATGATAGAGTTCATCAAACCAGAGTTATCTCTAAACGACCAACGTATATCTTCTACTGTGATACCTTGTAACGGTGTTACTGTATCTTTAGGTATGAAACCGCCTTCATTAACAGAAGCTATCGCTCCAGTTACTATATTAGCTGAATTGGCTAAACCAGAGATACCTACAGTCCCTACTACCCCTTCAACTTCCATGCTCCCTATTTTTACAGTAGGGTGTAACGAACTTCCGAAGTCAAGCCCTATACAGCTTGCATTAGTAGTTTTAATACTTAAACGGTCTATAGTTAAGAGCTTCCAATAGTCAGTACCCGCTAAACTAATACCATCTTCTACACTTAGAGAACCACTATTAGTTATATCCAAGGTATCCGTATTTGTGAAGGTACCCCACTTTTGAGCAAATATAACGAGGACTTTAGTAAACAGTACGAACGTACCGAAGTTAGTGCCTGTAATATTAAATGCTTGAGCAGAGGGGCATACAATAGCTATGTTAGACATCTCTAAAGGTGTATCGACCCCAGTAAACATATCACCTGTACCTGTATAAGTTAGATAAGGTATTAGTGGGTTCTGAGCTGTTATAGAGTTGTTAGCCCCTAGTACAAACCTATTACTTGTCGTTATAGGTTGTCCTATAATATAATTTATATTATCTTCTAATGTAATAACCCCGCCCACAGCTTCTGGGAAATCAGACTCACTATTGATAATCTTAGTTAAAACTGCTAGACCGTTACCTAACTCATTAATAGCATCTGAAACATTAGCAGTTGTTATATTGGGTGTAGTGCTTACAAAAGGTATAGTTGAAGGATCTAATCCAGACTCATCTACAGTGAGTGGTGTACCAACATTACCATCACCAGTTATCTTTACGCCATCTACCTCTACGGTCTCTATTGCTTGGTTTAATTTATTACGTGAGACTAAACCTGAGTCTCCATTGTTCACTTGAACTATTTTAGCCATACCGACTCCTAGTCTATCCAGAATTTATCATCTTGCCAAAAGCCGCTATCATTCCAGAAGCCTGTAGTTAGTATCCATTGCTCTGTGATTGTTACGCTATCATAAACTGCTGTAGGGTTAAGTAACCAACTTACTAAATACTCCTGTTGGAACTTCATAAGTGCTACCCCTCACCAACAACTACCACCGCCTCACCTTCTGTGGCTCTTGCATAGGTATTGTTTGAAGGTACTCCATCCTTAGTAACGAAACCTTGGCCTGGTGCTATATCGAAATAGTTAGGGTCATCTACAGCAGGCAGTACAGTAGAGAACACCACACGTACATACTGAGAAGATTTGTTTTGTAATATATTATTCGTGGCAGATACTTCCGTATAAGCTGCATCTGTCACCGTGTAATTTGCAGTTGACATTTAGTCCTCTCTTAATGTGAGAGAATTCATCTGTCGTGTATCAGTCCGTTATATGAATTCTTTTTAATTGACTACTAACGAATGTTAGCAGCCGCAGCTAGATTCAGTAGCTGTTTTGTAACACGTTGTAGTGTGTTTCAAACCTGTAGATACCGCTGTGTAGACATACTTATATGTATCTCCTACCACCCAAGGTATCGTAGCGTATAATGTAGCTCTGTATACACCTTTAGAATCTACTACATAATCAAGTGTCTTGGGAAAGGTATCACCTGTTACGACAATACCCGCTGTATCATAAACAATTAGAGTTACATCTGCATCGTTTATAATCTCATTAGTTACCGCATTACGCAAACCTTTAACTTCAACACTTGAGGTATTATTTGGAGAAGGCATACAGCCTCCTATTTAGTCTTAGTTTTAGTAGTAACCTTAGCAGGTTGAACCTTAATAGGTTTTGTAGCTCTAGGGGCTGGGTCTTTACCTTCCTCTTTAGCTACGCCACATTCTAAGATAGCATCTGCTACGTTAGCTTCTAATGGGTATTTATTACCAGCATACAAGGTTTGACCTGCATGTTTGAAGTCTTCTAACATTACGATTGTTTTAGTAGTCATAATTTATCCTATTAAGCTGGGTCTGAGATTTCGTTATCGAAAGGGTTGATATCCACAGTATTACCTGAAGTAAGTGCTGTAGTTGTTGTCAACGTAGTAACTAGACGTAATGAGGTATCACCTAAGTTAGTAATAGCTACATGGTCAGCAAGACCATCAGAGGTAATATTAGTTCCTGTAGGTGGAGTTAACGTCCATTTACGACCAGAAGTATCACCGTTAGCAGCTACGAAGTCACCACCCGCTATAGCTTGTGAGGCTAGGTTGAAAGTAGTGATTGCTTCAGTGTACGTTGTAGGTTGTCCAGCACAAACGTTGATAACGTCGCCTTCTGTAAGTGCCAATTGTGCATCTATGATTGCATCAGGAATGAGCTTAGCCATATTATCCTTCTCTCTTATTGTATATTGATTATTGAAGTGGTAAGAGCATTACCATCTGTAATTGTTTGTATAGATAAACTGTCATATTCTCGGATAGTCATTATTAGGTACCCATCGGGTAACTCTCCTAAGAACACACTATCAAGATAATTGTACTGTACTAAATCTTGTGGGTATAGCTCATCAGGTAACCCTAAAGAAATACTCTCAAGCAATACTGTAGTGTTTAAACCTTCTGGGCTAATAGCTCCTGCGTATATCAAACTCACAGAATCTATAACACTATTAGTTTGTAAATCTTCTACAGATAAACCTTGTGCAGTATCCACTGTAGTTTCATCTAAGAAAGTACTTGTAGATAAACTATCTACATCTAATGTGAAGATTAAGTCTAAGCTCATCTCATCTAAAATAGAGTTACTAAGTATATCTTCTGGATTAATAGAGTAAGCAGTGTTTACTGTTACAGTATCCAACGTAGAGCTGCTTGTAAGGGCATCTACAGAGATAGCCCCTTCAGATAATAGTACTACACTATCTAAGGTACTTATACTCTGTAAATCATCTACAAGGAGCCCTGTAACTGTCTGTACAAGCACATTATCTAATAATGATAGGTTGTTTAAACCATTAACGAAGATATCTGTATTAGTGTCTACAGAGACTGTATCTAAAGTAGTTACTGATAATGTATCTTCTGGTGTAATACTATATTGGGTATCTAATGTTATACTGTCTAATATATTTGCAGTATTTAAACTGTCAATCAGTATCCCTGATTCTAAGAGTAATGTAGCTTCATCTAAGAAATTAAAGGATAGTAAACCATTAGAGTTTATACCTGTTGTTGTGCCTATAGAAGTCTCTGCTAAAGTGCCTACGGTAGTTAACTCTTCAGGGATTAGGTTATATTGTGTACTAACATTAACACTACTTAGTAAGCTATCTGAAATAATATCTTCCGCTGTAAGGGAATATATAGTATCCACTGTAGTTGAGTCTAAAGTGCTGCTTGTTACTAATCCTTCTACGATTAAGTTATAAGTAGTGTTTATAGTTGCAGTGTCTAAGAGGCTACCACTTACTAGGTTATTTACATCAAGTCCTAAAGAAGAAGCTAGGGATACTTGGTCTAGTGTGCTAGTGGATAGTAGCTCATCTATGGTTATAGCTGTAGTTGTAGCTACGGAAGTGGAATCTAAAGTGGAGGTGGTAAGTAAGTTATTTACTAACAACTGTGTAGCACCGCCTCCTAAGTCCACCCATGCACTACCATCCGTAGGGAAATTCAAACCTGTAGCATCATTAGTACCTATAGTGTCAACTAAAACAGGTTGTAGTCCAGTGTTGCTGTGGTCACTTGCTGTAGCGTCGAGGTAATGATCTATTGTAGGGCTTTGTATTTTTAAGTATTGCACTTCTTGGGCAGCTGGGAAATTAGATTGACCACTACCACGTATAGCACCACCTAGGAACTGTATATTACCGTAATTAATTCTACCAGACGTGCCAAGCAAAACATCATCAGCATAAATACTGGTAACACTACCTATCCTTTCGGCTTTTATTTTTACTGGGGCTGTAACTGGGTCAATACCGCTTCCGAAATACTGCCAAGAACCATCCTTGCGCCAACCTACTGATTGGGTTCCACCATTGTAGTGATAACCCAGCATATCGTTGATACTGTCTCCCGAAATACAGAGGCAGTTATCACTTATTGTTCTGAATGATTGATATGTAAACTCTACACACCAGTCTCCGCCCCCAAGCTCTGATATAGAGGTGTCCAATTCTGCATAGTTATTTGTAGTACCGAGGAACTTAAGCGCCCAAGCCATATATTACCCCAATTCTAAAGTAAAACTATTAGGTGCTCCTAGCTCTACAGAAATAGTCCCTACACCGCTAGGACGTAAGTTATCAAGTTTAACTATATAAGTACCTGTACTTTCATCTGCCAACTCCACAGCTCTACGTATAGGTGCAGCTATAAAATCGTCATCTGCATATGTGATTGTTGGCTGTAACTTTTCAAAGATTGCACCAATAACAACTATCTTTAACTTACGCTTAGATGCTGTCCAATTACCAATACTTTGAATATTAGTCTTACCACGAGCATCCCTTACTAGTTTTAACGTTGCATTGGTAAACTTAGGGGTTTGCCCTTTAGCAAGCAATTCTGTACGTTCTACTTCCTTAAGTACTCCAGTGGTAGATCCATCTGAAGGGCTACCGTCTAGTTTTAAATTAACAAAAGCATCACACATAGTAATAACTGTTGGGTCTGTAAAGTCAAATTCTGTTCTACCTTGTATGGTGTACCCTACAGCTTTAGCTGCATCTTGTAGAGGGTGGCCTATATTGACAGCTAAATCTTCTACAGTGCCTAATTTACCAATACTTGCTAGGTATGTCATAACATAACCTGCTGGTGCAGATCCTTGAGTGCTTACACCACTAGCTTTCAACTCACCAACAGCAACTTCATCGTCATCTGAATAAGTACCTTCAGCTAATTCATCTATAATATCTTGTAGCATATATAGGTCTCCTTTATAAGGTTCTTTCAAACTCTGCTATTTTTAATTCTCTTCTATATATACGTCTACAATGGTCAGGGTCATCTTTGAAGATAGCATTAACAACTCTCTCCATGATTAGAGCACCGTAGCGTTCATTAATAGCTCTCTCACCAGTAATACCACTCACTGTACGTTTATACCTAAAATGGAATACACTACCAGCTAATATATCTAAAGCTAACCACACGTAGTAGCAATACTGTTTGAAGCTACCTTTGGTGAACAACCCTACGAAGGTGACTACTAAGAAAGCTAAAATATAAGGATTATACACTAGAGCTATTGCCATGAGGATGTAAAGAGTGCATGTGAGAACGAACCCTCCGTAGCGTTTTAACTTTTGCGTTAACATCACTATTCCTTGATTATATGTAAGCCATTCATGTACATCTGCACACTACCTGCCTTCTTAGTAGAGGTTAGCCCAGAAGAAGCTAATGTAGCCCCACTTACGCTTGTCCATTCTAAGATAGTTGGCGTGATTGCTTCTGCGTTTATATCTTGGGTAATACCATCTACAGTAACTTCACCCCATCTATCTCCTGTCGCTGAGTTTCTACTAGCTGTAAATCTTACAGTGTAGCTGGCTGTAGGGTCAAGACCTGCGTTAGTCATATCTAAAGTGACTGTGCCTCCGTATATACCTCTACGGATAATACCTGAATTGGCTAGGGTTGGTGTGATGTTCTCTGTAACTGTTCTACCGTCCAAGTTATCTGCACCACCAGATGCTACTATAGAAGTACCGTTAGTAATTTCACTAAAGTCGATATTAACAAGTTTATCGCTCGTGAATGCACCTACCTCTATATTACCATAATCCCCGATTACTTCTAAAGGTCTACTTCCAAAGTTAATCAGTACTTCTTCTAGGTAATCTGTAGCTTGATTCTTATTCTGTACGACATTATTAATAATTGTATCACCTACATAGCCTCTCATGTGATCCATGCCAGCAGGGTCTGTTAGATGTATACCATCCCCAGCTATAATGCTCTGGTTATTGAAGAACTCATCGTAGAAATTATAAATAGGTACACTACCACTCATCCACTTAGGACTAAATTCTTGTATGATAGGTGTTACAATGTTCTCATTATAAGGTAATGACGGGTTTGACGCAGGAGGTATACGATAAGATATAGGTGAGAATGTGAAGTTAAAGTTTCTATCTTCTAACCATTGAGCTATCTCTCTTAGTTGGGAATCTAATTCAGTTTCATATCCTGGATAAGGCCCTTCACTACTGACATCATTACCACCTACATGTACTAGGCATAAACATTTAGACGCATAAGGGAGGAACGGGTCTAGTAAGCCATTATCTCTAATCTTAGTAAGTAAAGTATTAGCTCTATCTCCACCAGTAGCTTTATCGAACACCGTTGCTTGGTAACCTGCTGCTGTGAGTTGGTCAGCTAGTTCGTGTCTCTTAGAGAGTGTATCCACTAAAGAGTTTGTAATACTAGCGCCTAGCATGATAAGATACATCTCACCGTTATGGACTATGGTAGTATCTCCACCTTTAGGTGATCCTACATGGTTGAACTGTAAAGGGTAGGTCTTCTGTAATACACTAGTTACTAAATTAAACTTCAAAGAAGGCATAGTAGAGCCTCCTATTAAACTACTGCATTTTTAGTATAGATACGTACACCAGCAAACTTATCAGCATCCAAACCTGTAGGGATGAACTTAAAGCTTGGTGTATGTACGTTGATATCGAATGCAGCAGGGTCTGTTAAGTCAACCGTTACAGGGGTACCTGAGTCTTTAACCTCTAAGTAAACACCATCAGTGACTTCATACCATACCGCTAAAGAACCAGCTGTAGGGGTTACATCTGTGTAAGCGTGTACTTGATGACTACCTAAAGCATGATTGACTTGTATGATGAATTCACCATCTGCTTGTGCATGTACAGCTTTATCTGAAGCTTTATTAAATTCTACAGTGTTATTGATTGAAGCCATTTAGGTTTTCCTTATTTGATGTTATATAAATAATTAATGAAAAGCTTCTAATATGTAGAAACGTTTTAGTGATTACTTATAGAGGGTTGATTGGGGTTTGACTAGGAAGTAGGTACGAGAAAAGGAACACCTTTATGGGGTGTTCCTTGTAGATTCTACACTAAGAGTTCTTAGTTAGAAGTGTGTAAGCGGATAATAGCTGTTGGATTATTACAGAAGTGTAAATCTGCATTCTCAACAATCACTTTCCAAGTTTCTTTATCATCTGAGATATACTCACGAGCATGTAAACGTGAACCTTCTACTTTGTCGATCTCTTGTGAAGGACCCCAGTAAGATTGGAACATACCAGCAGCGCCAGTAGGTACCATGAAACCTTCGTCATCAGACATAACCTTAGTAGTTGTAACGTCACCGTTAGCGTCTAAGACGTTGAATGAAGGATTATAATTCACAAACGTGATAGATTTATATACAAAGTAACCAACTGAACCGAATACTTCAGCAGTCATGTTACCGTTACGTAATTGCTCGCCTGGGTTTGCATAGTTAACTAACGATTCACGTACTTGGTCGTGTGCAGCTAACTTGTCGAATAAATCATTACCGCAGAACACTACAGAACCACTTACACGACTACCCATACGGTAGTTTTCAGTCATAGTACGTACAGCGCCATTAAGTAAACCACCTACGTCTGTAGAAGCAGTACCTAACAGTAAGTCTACTGAAGTTTGAGAAGTACCTGTAGCAGTGTACAAGTCAGCTTGAACTTCACCGTAAGCATTGTAAGAAGTACCTGTGATAGCACTTAAACGCTTATACTCTATGCTGTTCTCAATATTGTCAACTAAGCCAGAGAACTTGTCCATACGTACCGCTGTTAATGTATCTACTTGGTCAGCAGTTCCAGGAAGGCGGTAGTCTAAGAAGTCACTCTTAGTGATTAAATCTTCTCCACGGATATAATCTAAGAAGATGCTAATAGGTTGAACTGAACGTTGTTGACCTTTAGTGAAGTCTTTAGCATTACGAATATTTGATTTAGGGATTACTGTTTTCTTGTCAGTAATATCAAAAGTGATGTTTGTATGTTGAGTGTTACGCTCTTCAAAACCGATAATACGGTCAACGAAAGAGTATTGGTTATCAATATGTTTTACTTCAGTAGTGAAGTCTGTAACGCGGCTGTTGTTGCCAAAATCTAAAGCTGTAGACATTTAAAGCTCCTAATTATTCTTGTTATTATACTTGTGCAGTAACTTTGATATTTAAAGCTTCTAAGCGAGCTTCAACGGATGCTTTCTCAGCAGGTGATAATACGTCACCGTAAGATAGCTTTTGATGACCTACGATAGAAGTATCATCTAATACGCCAACATCTAAGTCAGCTGGTAAGGCTTGTACGGCTTTAAGGCTATATACACCATCATCAATTAAGACAGCTAATGTATCTGAACCGATACCTGCTACGTCAGCTTGAACTACTTGTTCCCAAGTACCAGCGTTATCACGTAATACAGCACCCACTTCGATAGCATCTGTAATTGTTACAGAACCTACGCTACGTGAATAACCATTATCTAATTCCATTTGTAATACTTCACCGCTTTTAGTAGGGCGAGCGTCATGTACGATCTGAGTCATTTTATCTCCAAGATATTCTTATGTGTTTTTATTAGTAAAGTTTTTTAGTTGCTTTCTTAGTAGCTTTGATGGCAGCCATAAGGTTTTGCTTTTCAGCTTCCTCTTTGCTTACATCTTCGTTACTCTTTGGAGCTTCTACTGCTAGAGGTGCATCAAATGCATCAACAGCAACCTTAGCTCTTGATAAAGCATTAACAACTTCACTAAAACCACTCACCTCACGGTTAGTATGCAGTGCTGTAATTAAAGCTTCTGATTCTGCTTCATCGCCTTTGAAAGATAACGTTGCAACAAACTCTGTAATTGTAGCTAACTCTTGAGCTTCAATCTCAGCTTGCTTAGCAGCTAACTCTTCAGCGGCTTTCTCTTCTTGAGCTTTCTTCTCAGCAACTAAACTAGCTAATTGCTCTTCTTGTTCTGCTTTAGCTTCTGCCATCTTAGCGTTATCAGCTAATACTGCATCTAACTTAGCATCCATCTCAGCTTTATAAGCTTCAAATTGGCTTAACTCTTTATCAGACATTTCGTCTCCATTTAGTTCTTGGTCGTCTAAGGACAATTCCCCGACATTTAAGTTTTCATCAATGCTCTCTACTTCAAGAGTGGCATCAACAGAATCATCCTCGATACGAGAATTCTTTAGTGCAACTGTAGGGGCAGACTGTAAAGTACTTCCTTCAATTGCTTGTTCTTTTAATGTAGCGATGTAATCTACAAACTCTACACCAGTCATAACTTTATCGACTAAGCCTAAGCTGAGAGACTTGTTAGCTGAGAACGTATCAGCCTTCGTAGCGATTACAGCTTCACGAGTCATACCTCTGAAGTCTGCTACATAGTTAATAAACTTATCATACGTTTCATTTACACCCTCTTGTAGCTTCTCTATGAAACCTTCAGTGTAATCTCCATCAGGTGTGAAAGGTACTTTATTCTCACCAGCTGTAATGTAACGTATCTTACCTTTATCTTCTTCAGAAGGATTGCGTATAGCGATTCTTACACCGATACTACCTACTTGTGAATCAGGGTTAGTGACAATCTCATCGAAAGCACTAGCGATAACATAACCACCTGAAGCAGCCATACCATCAACATAGGCCACTGACTTGATACCAGCACCTTGAAGCTTAGACTTAACTAAACGTCCCATCTCGAAAGCTCTGAAAGCTTCACCTCCAGGACTATCTATAAAGGCTGTAACTAGCTTGATTTCATCTTTACGAGCTACGATAGTATCAATGTTACGAACTAAACCTTGATAGGATACTAAACCGCAGAATGCATCTATAGCTGTCTCTTTAAAGACTGTAGTACCTCTTAAGTCTAATGTAGCAACACCATCTTCTATCTGAAGTTCTGTAGCTTCATAATCACCCTTAATGATAGCTTCTTCATTGACAATCTCTACACCGTTATTACGGTCATTGACTACCTGAAAGATATCATCTAAGGCTGCTTGTGTTACGATGTGTGGAGTGTCATACAACTTAGCCGTAAGCCTGTGTAATGTACCAGCCATCATATCTCCTTATTGTTGTTATAGAGAAGACATGAAGTAATCTCTTTAGTTGTGTAAATCATTAATCACCACCTAAGTAGTTTGGTAAGTCACAAGTCATAACTTCTAAATCTGTTACGATATCACTTATAATATGTAACTCATCAGATATAGCTTTAACGTACTTCCAATCAGAACGCTCTGAAGATGTCTCCATAGTATTCTCATTATTAGAGGTACTAGAGTCACCTTCACTACCAGTCTTCTTACCAGTACCTGAGTTTAGACCTTCCTTCAAACCACTTCCAGATTTACTCTGCATAGTACCTTCAGGATCATATCCCATATCTTCCCACAACTGTTCTTTAGTCATAGATTCCATATGTGAAGTGTCATACCCTAAGTCTTGATGCCATCTAATGATATTCTCTTTAGAACGTACTAGGGCATTAACAGCACCCATACGCTGTACAACTTTAGAGACGACATCTGGATTAGGTTCTGTAATAGAACCAGCTACCATGTAAGGCATCTCATCACTTTCAAGACGCATACCATTTAAAGCTAACATTGTAGGGATAAGCTTGTTGTTAAACTGTTCTAGGATAAAGCTTAGGTCGTTCTGTAATAGTAGTTCATGGAAGGAAGCGCCTGCCTCACCACTACTATAACTGTTTGAATCGTTATCTAGGAAACCTACACCGAATGTATCTAATATGGCTTTCCTACGTTGCTTAATCATCTCATCAGCATCATAGTTCTTACTGCCACCTTCAACACCCTTAATGGTCATGCTATAAAGCTTACCTTTAGAGTGTTCATCTACATCGGTAGGTACCATAAAGAATGCTTGAGAGTTGGCTGATATGTTAGCTGCATCTTTCTGCATTTGCTCTACGTAAGCTGCTTCAGGAGACGTTGGATCTGCTGCTGCTTTATTCATTATATCAACAGGGCAACCAATCTCGATAACACCACTCATATCTTTCGAGATACCAACAAGAGCTAAATCCTGTATTAAGTATTTCTCTTTCCAAGCTATATAAGCATGTTTGAATTGACTATCACCTGTAGGGTTTTCTGATTCAGAGTTATAAGCGAAGTGTAACAGACGTTCAATGGGGATAGCAATATTAGTATCACTGTTATCCATTTCCATCTTAGTACCAAACTTCATAGCACCAAGCGTTGAACCGTCATCCTGCCAAGCTGTAGACTGTAAGATACCTAACAGTTTACGTTGGTCATCCGTAAAGACCCACTCTTCAATGGACTTAGGACTAATAGGGGATAACTTCTTAAGCTTCTTACCACCTTCCCATTTACCATCTGTGATAGTAGTTGGTACAATCTCTAAAGTAGAGAAGCCATACTTAGGATAGGTAGTTACATTAGAGATCACATCATACCAGTCTTGTTCTATATTGGCATAGATATAATCCATCAACTCTTTAGCTTTCTTAGCCTTACTGTTACCGCTCTTACCTTCAGAGATAGTAGCTTTGCTTAGTGCAATCCATAACAGTGCTCGCTTAGTGTAATAACCTTGAGAGACAGCATCATCATTAGCCATCTGGTTATACGTCTGATAAGCTCTAGGCCATTTTAAGTCTTTGATTTCTTCTTCATAGATATGCCCACCAGATACAGACAAAGCAGGGTAGCTCTTCTGTTTAGTGCTGAAACGACTAACTGGTAGGTTCTTATTAGATTTGGGGGTCGTGAGAGCTGATACTTCTTGTTCAACTTGAGGGTCTAATGGTTTGATGATAATCTTCTTACCGTCTACCTCATTGTGTATCTCTTCAGGGATATTCTCTGTACGAGAATGTTTCTTCTTATTATTATTCCCACGTTTTCGTTTATCATTTCGCAAGTAACTCAAGCGAGGTTCTCCTTATGTGTAGAACTGTGGAGGGTTCTTTGTAGGAATATTATTGTATGTGGAGGGTTTATAGTTCACACTTGAAGGTAGTGAATCACCATTTTAAATTCAGCGGAGTTTATTTGATTAGCAACTCTCCGAAAGCTATACGATGGTATATTCTGATTTGAGCTTCTTAAGATAGGCTTAGACTTCTTATGTGTTTAACGTGGGGCGTTACCTTACCTACACAACCATTCTTGTAGTTTGTATTTAACGTATACTCGACTAAGGGTAGCACTACATTTGAGTACACTCCTGTAAGGTTTTACCCTTAACAGAAATTATTGTACGGCTATACCTCGAAGGGTATAACCTCAGCAGTTATAAACTGGTAGGTGACTGTTACCTGTGCATGGCACAACCTTAAAGGTAGTCAATCAGCTAGTGTAAACACTGTACCCGTATACTGATTCTTTATATACACACATATCACCCCAAATAGGGTGTTGAGGGGGGTTGATACTATTAGTTAAACAAGCGGTACTACAAAGTAAGCTTGGGTGTTTCCAGCTATACGTTTAGCATCCTCTGTTAATTGCTTCAGGAGTAATGCGTCCTCAGAATCTTTTACAGAGGCTCTGTCTAAGAACTCTTGTTTCAACCTCATAGTGAGAATCTTATCTGACTTTTCTAAGGTGCAGAACGATTCTTGTTTAGAGGAAGCTTTAACTTCTAGTATTAACTCACTACGTGAGTCTTCTAAAGGTTTAGTACTCATAGGTTATACTCCTATAAGCTCGTAGGAAGCGTTCTAAGAGGACTTCTCTTAAAAGTAATGCTACCCTATAGCTTTATTGTTTAAATGTTACTCCGTACATTATAACACGCTAATTTAATTCTGTCAAGCTTTTTCTTAAAAGAAATACAAATTAGGTGATATTCAGCCCTCTAATCCAATCTTCAACTATAGTCTTCCTAAGTTCAGGAGTTAAAACTATGGCGTATTTACACACTTGATCTTCACCTTCCTTTGTAAGGTACATTGTCTGTATCTTCTCATTGGAAACTAACAACTCAGTGCCATCCTCTAATGTTTCAATCTTCACCTAAGTATCTCCTCTTAAGTAATTAACTGGTTCACCTTCCCATTCTTTCCAGTGTGTAACCTTTTGCCAGTCACCAACCATCCACCTAAAACCTGTAGAGGACATCCTACCGAGAACTATCCTTTCAGATTCGCTTACACACATACTTCCAGTTAGTACCTTAACTCTATACTTCTTAAGAGTCTTATCTTCAGGGAGGCTGTCATGTATACTTACCCAATCATTCATTTAAGTAGCTCCTCTAATGTCAAACTTTAAAAGAGCTTAACACTAGAATGATAATCTGTCAAGCTTTTTCTTTGTAGAGAGGCTTATTTGTTTAAATTCTTATTCATGTTATAACTCTGAGGTGTTCCTACTGTGGATGTTCGGCCTACTTCAGAGCGTAACGTGTCAAGTCGAGACTTTGTAGATTGTGACGATGAAGGTAGGACTGGGGTGGGTATGACACGAGTGTTATTCAATCTTAAGAATGCATCACTAGTGGCATCTACTTGGTCATCCTTCTGTCTGTTTTGTACTGCCCTGTCAGAAGTTAATCGTTCTAACTCTATAAAGTAATCCTTATTCCAATCAGCTACAACAACTTCTACTTGGTCGTTCTGACAAGCACACGAGAAAGGTAAAAACCTATCAGCTTTACTATCTCTACTGCTATTGGTGAAAGCCATGATACCTTCCTCGACTAAACCTGATACTATCTCTTTAGCGAATGCTGTAGCTGAGGGGTTTGGATCTGAAGGGATGAAAACTGAATAGTTATCACCATATAGTTCTCTATCTTCTTTGGCTATCTTATGTATTAAAGCTACTACATCACCTATAGCTTTCCTATCCCGTATAACATGCTCAACTCTATATGTTGCAAAACCTCCAGCGGATTTACGTTTAGACATAAGTACGCCAGCAGTCCAATCAGGATTCTTGGCATAGCCTTGGCTATTAGGATCAAACTCAACACCAGCAATATCAAAAGCTCTAACTCTAGTAGCGTTCTCTGCTGCACCAGTAACCATCTTAACCCAATCCTTCCTAAAGAACTCACCTTCGGACTGACTTGCGTGCCAACAACCTAGTAACAGCTGTTTACGCTTCATCTCAGGCATAGAATCTAAAGTAGCTTTATAATCTGGCTCTAATTCCATTAAGCTTTTATTATCTTCTAATGTTGCAGGTATGTAAGTGTAATTCTTAATACCTGTCTCCTTTTCAGGAAACTTGTCTAGCAACTCTTTTTTAGTCCAAGCTGTGTAGACTTGACTATCATTTATTAAAAAGAAAGCCTCTCTACCACTATACTCTTTAATAGGGAATCCATCGTTATCTAAGAATAGCTTCACATACTGGTAGCAAAAATGTAACTCATCAGGGTTTAGTGTAGCTCTCATACATGATTTAACTTCTGCTTTAGAACGCATACGAGAACGTATCACATCAAAGCAATATTCCCTAGTAAATTGGAATTCATCAAAGTAAGCTCTTGAGATTTCACTACCGTACCACTGGTCTGCGTCGCGTGGTTGATCCATATAAGTACACACCGTCTTAGACCCTGTAGGCCAAGTTACCGTATAATCTTGTCTGCTGATATGAGCCTTACCTATAGGTTTACCTTTATTTGGCCCACTTTGGTAGAATAAGAAGGGTTCTGCTAGTTTTAACAGTTCAGGCCATAGATTTGATTTAAGCTCAACGAGGGTTCTTCTGAAAAACACAGAGTAGTAATTGGGGTC